GCCGGACCTGGGGGCGGGGTTCGCCCCGGTGTCCATCTCCACTACCGAAATGGTGCTTCCCACCTTCGCCTCGGCCACCTCCGGGGTCATGATCATCGAAGGCGTCTGATGGCGGCAGCGTTAGTACAGGCCAGCGTTCAGGGAGTCATCACCACCACCACGTCGACGGTGTTGATGGTCGATCCGATCACTGCCGGTGATACTTTGATCGCAGCCTGTTTCACTGGTGGACCATCAATCTCCGGACATGGTTTTACATCAATAACGGGAGGCGGAGTGAGTTGGTCGTGCATACAGCGAGCGTATGACAACACGGGCGGCGACTTTGGCGTAGAACTTTGGGCCGGGTTTGGCTCGATCGGGGAATCTGCCGGTTCGACGATCGTCGGTGTTGGCGGTGACGGTGGTGGTATCAGGGTAACGGAATGGTCCGGGGTGGCCTCACTCGATGACGTTGCCTTTACGAATAACCAGTTCACTCCAGCGCTCTCGACACCTGTCACCCCGACCCGGGTGGGTGATCTATTCGTCGTGGTCACCGGTGCTGAGGGTGGCTGTCCGGTGCTCTCGGGCGGTAGCCCCTATACGTCTTTAGCCGTCAGCACCTCCGGCCCACCCGGTGGGTCAGACGGTACCTGTGGCATTTTTGCCTACTACCAGGCCAGCGATAGCTTGGCGCACCAGGCCAGCTACACCAACCCAGGGTTGGACGCCTGTATCTCGGCATGCTTCGAAGTACCGGTCAGTACTGGCGGCTGGGGGGCATCAGACTGGGCGACCGACTGGCAGCTAGTCGAGTAAACTGAGGGGCATGATTCCGGCGGCAGTCCCCGACCCGATCCCACCCACTGGGCACCAGCGGGTGATGCCCGGCCCGGTACCCGACCCGATCCACACGTCGCCGGGAGCTGTGGGCTAATGTCGGCATCGTCACCGTCAGCGCGGGCTAAGGGGAGCCGAATGAGTTGGGCGAAGTCGGCATGACGATCGGATTCATGCCAGGAGGCGCATCCCCATTACTGGGAGCTGCGACACTGCTTCCCTTCACCGCCAGGGTGCCGGTGAACTCGTACCTGCTCATCGCCACATCAGGGACCATCACGGTCGGGTCCATCACGGCAATCGCCACCTAACAGTAACCAGAGGAGAGTCATGATCCAGAAACTTCAGTGGAAGATGCCGACTTGGCCGGGACTGATCGGTCTACTCGGTCTGGCGTCAGCGGTGGTGACGCAGGTGGGGGATGTGGGGGGTCTACCGAACTCCGTCAAGGTCGCCCTGGTGTCCGTCTCTGGCGGACTGGTGATCGTGGAACGTGTCGCCCAGGCGGTCGACAACGCCGTGGCGACCAACGGCAGTGCTGTCTCCGCGGTCGTCAGTTCGGGTGGTTCCGTATCGAACAGCGTCCCGGCGATTAGCGTGCCGACCGTGATCGGCCTGTCCCAGTCATCCAATACCCCCGCGGGTCCGGCCACCCCCCCAGCCCCGACCGTCGCTGAGACCTAATGCCCACCATCTTCGATGCGGTCGATGTCGACGCCATCCCTCCGTATGCGGAGATCATCCTGGCGTACATCGACGGGGAGTACCCGACCTACACGAAGGTCCGGGCACGATTTCCTGCCGCCCGCATCCTCACCATCACCACCAAAGGGGACATCCCCGCCGACATCTGCGACGTGGAGCGGTACGACGCCACCCCGGAGATCGGAGCGGCAGGTGTCAAAGCCGGGCTGTACCCGACCCTGTACTCTGACACTTCGACCGGACCCTCCCTCAGAAGTCTCCTGGCAGGCGTGCCGTGGGACTGGTTCGCCGCCGACCCTACCGGCGTGCCTCACATCGTGGACGGTGCTGTGGCGACGCAGTACGCATGGCCCGCGCAGACCGGTGGTAACTACGATGTGTCCCTGTCGATCCCGTCCTATCCGTTCGTCGCACCCGAAGTACCCAAAAAGGAGTCCAACATGATCGCCCACAACAGCAAGGGTGGTGGCTACTGGGTGGCACGGCCCAACGGAGGGGTCTACGCCTTCGGTGGTGCCCCCTACCTCGGACCCGCCATAAGGTTCGTGCAGGGCTGGGGCATCGGCACCGCGCAGAACCCGGTGGTCGGGATCGCGGACGACGGGAACGGGGGGTACACCTTGGCAGCCGACAACGGTGTGGCCGACGATCCGCCGGCCCTCTACCATTTCGACGCCACGCAACTGAACCCGGATGGAACCCCCATCTACTCGCGATGACCGCTGACGTGAGCGGAGCGACGGTCGGGATCGCGGTCGGTGTCATCATTACGCTCTGGCTGGCCTCGATGGGGCTCGCCATCAAGATCACCCTGGTCCTCAGCCAACTGTCCAACGAACTCGGTCAGCTCCGAAAGGCGACCAGGCTCAACACCAAGAACATCGCCAACATCCAGCAGCGATTCAACGTGCCTCAGGCCACCGACGATGACTTGGACGACGACGAGTCCACAGGTTGGAACGGGAACCGCCAACTTACGGGCTGACAGAGTTGGTCGAATCGGCTAAACGAGTAAACTCCTGGTGAGAGGGAAGTTTGTAAGACAGGCTTGACCGGCAAGGATCGTTGCCTTACCATGTCCGCATGGCCGACACGAACCAAGTAATCCGATCACTTCCCTTCTACAAGGGGCTCTCCCGTGACCGTCGATCTCCTACACATTTGACCAAGGTGGTCTACCCCGAAGGGGAGACCGTTATGCCAACCTCGGTGGTACGGAAATCATGACTGACCACAGCGACTGCCCCGTAGAAGAGCCGATCATCACCGACGTACTGGCCCGGGCCATCCACCGGGAGATGCTGTCAGCGAAGCGCAAGGCTTACGCTTTCCCGACTTGGTTCCGTCACTCCGATGCTGGGAAGTGTGCCCGGTACCTCTGGTTCGAGCACACCGCCACAACCCAGTCCAATCCACCAGACGTATCATCGGCATGGGTCATGTGGATCGGCACCATGCTCCATGAGGAGCTGCAACGCGCCCTCCCTGAGCGATTCCCCGGCTGCAAGGTGGAGCCCTCGGTACGTCATGGTGATCTGTCCTCGGGCCACGTGGATGCTCTGGTGACCCTGGAAGACGGGACGACGATCTGCTACGAACTGAAGACTCTCGGAAGCTTCGGGTTCGACAAGGCGGTGGGGTGGAGACGGAAGAACTGGGCGCTGGGCATCCCCCAGGGGCCGGCCGCAAGTGCGAGACTTCAAGGCGCGCTCAACGCCACTGCCGCAGACGCCGATCTCCTGGTCATCGGGGCGATGGGTTTGGAGTCCGCCTCCAAGGGGTTCGCGGACAAACACGGTATCAGCGAGATCGGCCGGACCGTTGCGGAGTGGCACTACACAAAAGCGGAGTTCGGCCCATGGGCCACCCAGGAACTAGCGCGGTTGCAGTCGATCCGCCACGACTTGGAGCACAAAATCGTCCCTCCGAGAACTGCCATCGGTGATGAGTTGGAGCAGATCACCCTCAACCCCAACCTCGCGAGCCCGCCGTGGCAGTGCCAATACTGCGGACATTTCGACAACTGTAGAGGAGCCTGACATGGACCTGACCGAACATCAGCAGCAGTACCTCGACGGACTGATCGAGCTGCACAAGTTCCTGAGCGAGCGGCCCGCCCTGATCCCAGAGGCCCCGATCATCGTGGATAACTTCGTGTGGGACGAGGACCAGTTCGCTCCGAAGGTGAAGGCGCTGGGTTCTGCGGAGAAGAAGAACACCTCGGACTACTACTACTTGCGTCGGAACATCGGCATCCACAAGGTCGAAGTGACGATCCGACGCGAGAAGGTGTGCGAGCGAGTGCAGGTCGGCACCAAGGAAGTCACTCACACGATCTACCCCGAGAACGTCCAGACGACGACTATCACTGAGGAAGTCCCGGTGTACGAGTGGAAGTGCCCCGACTCGATCCTGGGAGGCTCCTGATGTGGTTGTCTATCGAATCCGAGGGTACCAATGCCATCCGCGTCCTACACACCACAGGAGATGACGCGGTGATAGTCGGGCTCCACACCCTCTCCATTCACATGACCGAAGATCAGCTCCGGAAGTTGGAGTTTGAGGTCCGGACGACCCTCTCCGCCATCGAGCACGACCGGAGCGAATCGTGATGGGAAAGGTGAAGCAGCGTCTTCTGAAGGCCAGTTTCCAAGTCGGTGACCGGGTGGTCGTCAAACCTCGGGATCAGGCTGGGCGATGGGGAGGCACCGAAGGGACGGTCGATGACATCAGAGGCGAGTATACGCCCGTATACAGGGTGTCCTTCGATCACCTACCGACCGCAGAGTTCACAGAGATCGAACTGAGGGGAACAGGTGGCTGATTTCAAGATCGACCCCGATTACAAAGAAGTGCCCGAACGGATGGCCGAGTTCTTCGAGAAGCATCCGGAGGGGAGCTTCCAGACGGTCGGTGAACCGTGGCTTATGGAGGTCGGTGGGATGTCGTTCTTGTGCTACAAGGTCGCCGCCTACCGCACTCCCGACGACGAGCGTCCTGGCATCGCCATGGCCTGGGAGCCCGTGCCTGGTACGACCCCTTACACCCGCAACTCCGAACTGATGAACGCGGAGACTTCCGCGTGGGGGAGAGCCATCATCGCCATCGGTGCATCGACCGCCAAGAAGATCGCCTCGGCAAATGAGGTTCGGAATCGTCAGGCAGAGCAGGGAGTTGCCACCCAGCAGCGATACCAAGTCGAGCAGAGCGCCACCAACGCACCCGATGTCAGCCAAGCCTCGGTGAAGCAGATGAACCTCATTCGGGTCAAGATGAAGGACCAGGGAGTCACCGAAGACATGGCGGTGTTCGGCAAAGCCACGGAGATTCTTGGTAAGCCCGTCAAGTCCCTCGCTGATCTTTCTGTGAAGGAAGCCTCTACCCTGATCGACGCGTTATGAGCGAACCGACGCTGTGGGACGAAATCCCCGTTGCCATCGCCCAGGTGGAAGAGAACGCCGACCGGGCATGGCTGGAAGCCGCCGAGCAGATCATCCGGGGACTCACTGCCGGCAGCCGGTTCATCGGAGAGCAGATCGTGGACCGAGTGACGGAGGAGGGTTTCGTCACACACGACCTGCGGGCGATGGGACCAGTCATGCAACGCCTTCGGAGGGAAGGGGTCATCGAGCACACGGGCGAATACCGCCCTGCCCGCACAAGTCACGGTAGCCCGAAGCCCTTGTGGCGTGTTCGATACAGGGAGAGGACGCGGCAGCCATGAAAAGCTCTCGCCTCAACCCCGTCAGCAAGAAGAGGCGCGGCTACCAGGCAGAGTACCGAGCCCAAACCCTACTGGTGAAGGAACGCTCCGGTGGAAGGTGCGAAATCCGACAAGCGCACGACTGCGATGGGATCGCCACCGACTCCCCCCATCACCGGAAGTTCCGGAGCCAAGGGGGATCGAACAGTGTCGACAACTTGCTCGACGTGTGCTGGACCGGACACGCTTGGATACACCATGGCTGCCGGGACTGCATGGAGATGTACGGGCTAATCGTTCCACGTGAAACACCCGAGTTCCCCTACCAAGGAGAAGCAGTGAATCGCTCTACAAACACCGAAGCAACGCCATCTTCACCGTCAGCCTGTTCACCGTCTGTGTCATCGGAGGGATGACGTGCCTACCACCATCACCTTCGATGACGACGAGTACGACACCGTCCGCTACGGCTTCACCGACGAAGCACTCCGGGTCGTCCACGCCAAGCTCGACGACGCCGAGGTGGCTCTGGCAACAGCCCCCGTGGATGGGAGCGGAGCGGTCAACATCTCCGACTTCGACACCTCCGACTTCGCCCCCACAGACGACGACCCATGTATCTGTTACCCCAACCGTGCTGGCGAGCCAGCCGCCGACTGTCCCGTCCACGCCATCGTCACCCGCTGCATCCTCTGTGGACACGCCACCGACCACTACGCCAGTTGCTTCGCCAGGTCCGGCCGATGACCTCCCCTACGGCCTTACGTCGACGGAGGTGGCTCTGTGGGTGCACGTCAACTCCTGCGAGGAGGGCGGGGACTGGACCGTCGACGGTAGCCAGTACTCCGGCGGACTCGGATGGACCCATGCGTCGTGGGATCAGTTCGGTGTCCCGATGGGTTTCGGCCCGGACGCCGCTGACGCCACGGAGTACCAGCAGATCGCCGCGGCCGTGCAGTTCGCCATCGCCTACTACGGCGGCCCGGATGGCGGACCTGACCAAGGGGGCACGTGTGCGGGGTATTGAGCGATGACCCTACCGACCCTGGACTGGGACACGCCCCGTACCCAACGGCGCATGGCGGCCATGTACCGGCGAGAAGACCGGAAGATGGCCCGGTGGATTCGGCGCCACAAGATCGACACCCGGACGATCATCGAACGATCTAGTGAAGCCCCCCACCTACCGAAAGGACCCCGATGAGTGAGCCCACAGAAACCTGCGGAGCGATGCTCGTCCCGTTCTGTCATGCGAGCGCGCTCCCGGTCACCCCGGCAAGCACCGAGCGACATGGGAGGAACGTGAAACCACCTGTTCGTGGAGCATGACCCCCGACCGCACCACCCAGGCACCGAAGCCCAAGGAGGGATCGTGACCATTGACGAGCTACGGGAACTAGGGGAGCGAGCCACGAAGGGGTTGGCAATCACGCAGTTTGTCTGTACCAAGTGCGGGTTCGTCCGAGCTGCCACCGAAGGGGAACTGGCCGCCGTCTGTGACCGCTGCCCGTACATGATGATCGGCACGGTTGATCGCGTCCTCAGTGTCAACGCACTCACCGACCTCCGCAACCACTGGGACGCCCTGGTCGATCTGGCAGAAGCGGCGGAGAAGCTGCGGAAGCTGCACGTCAAGCGGGACCAGATGATCGACAACGACACCTGGGAGGACGAGGGCGCGATTCCCACGTACACGGCCATCGCCAACGCCGAGAAGCGTGTCGCTGAATCTCTGTCCGCCCTGACCCCCAAGGAGGGGGACAAGTGAGCAAGGAACACCCGAAAGGACACCCCATGACGACCATCATCCACATCGACCCCGACCTACCGCTGCACGTACTGGACGAGCACGGATGGACCCAGGGATCGTTCGAGTCCGGCGACGGGAAGGTGTGCGCCCACGGAGCCATCCGACTCTGTGCCCCGGTCCCCGGTGACGCCTACCTGATCGAACAGGTAGAGGGGCGGCTCGGGCGGCACTCGACCGGATGGAACGACGACGACTCCACCACCGAAGCGGACGTGCGGGCCTGGTTCGCCCAGGGCATCGACATCACCGACGCCGACCTGGAAGCCACCTTCGGCCATCAGTGGCGGGCGGTCGTGTCCCTGGTCCGCCGAGCCGCAATCCTCACCCCCAACGAAGTGGAGCGTCTGGACGCAGCCGGGGACGCAGACTGGTACGCAGCCTGGGACGCAGCCTGGGACGCAGCCAGGGACGCAGCCTGGGACGCAGCCAGGGACGCAGCCTGGGACGCAGCCAGGACCGCAGCCAGGACCGCAGCCAGGACCGCAGCCAGGACCGCAGCCGGGGACGCAGCCAGGGACGCAGCCTGGGACGCAGCCAGGGACGCAGCCTGGGCCATCGTCACCTACGACCTCGCCACCCCCGACGGTCCCTACACCATCGAATACCGGGACCTCCTCTTGGCCCCATGGATCGAGGTCTGTGGGATGCCGGAGGGTCTGGTGTCGTGAGCAAGGAACCGCAACTCGGAACGTGCAAGAACGGCACGCTGGAGCACAACGGTCGAGGGAAGCACCCTCACCGAGAGTACATCGGCTGCCGAGGCTGGCAACCCCTCCCCACTGACCGAGCTACCGAACCCCGAGAAGGCGAATGATGAGGAGTGATATGCAGACGGCGCAGACGGACATGCCATGGATCATCTACACCTACGGCCGGACTCACGATCTGTGGTGGCCGTTCTGGAGCAGCACCCGAGTCCTCGGCCGGTCGTGCATCGTCTGCGAGTGCTGCGTCTGCGGCGACCGGACGCCTCTGTGGATGAGGATTCCCCGGTTCGGCCCCGTGCCGGAACCCGAGGGTGGAATGCACCCGCAGCGCCGGGCCTACCTCAAGGCTCACCTACACCCCGGCAAGGGCCACCCGATGAGCTGGGCGAAGCCACTCCGTAACCTCAATGTGTTCTCAGGGGGGCTACCGCTCGACCTGCTCGCTGCCCGTCTTGAGGCCGACATCAACCAGGGGAGCACCGATGACTGACACCCCCCGCCCACCCCTAGAGGGGGAAGGGGCAGTACGAGGCAACTGTGACGCTAGGCACTTCCAGACGGTGCGCTTCATCGGCCACCCGGAGATTTCAACCTGCGTCAACTGGAAGCCGCTCGACCTACCTGCGGAAGCAAAACGACTCTCCTCTGAACTGGCAGCAACGAGAGAGGAGCGGGACAGGCTGCAAGCGGTGACTGACCACGTTCCAAGCCTGCTGCGATGGATGGACCGCCACCACGGAGGCGACCCGTCGCTCGACAGCGAGGAGTTCTACGTCGAGAAGGAAGAAGCGGAACGGCTGCTGGCTGCTCTCGACGCATCACAGAAGGAGGAGGGATGAGCGAACGAACCTGCACCTGTAAGCGTATCCGCTACGACGAGGCGTGCCACCAGCTCCACGACGACGGATGCCCCGAACTTTCCCCTGACCCCACCCCTTCACCGACACCCGAGGAGAGAACGTGAAACCGCCATTCACGTATTACGGCGGGAAGATGGGGATGGCCGAGCGGATTATCTCGCTGATGCCCCCGCACAAGGTCTATATGGAGCCGTTCGCGGGCAGCTTGGCTGTGATGTTCGCCAAGGGCCGATCGACCGTGGAGATCGTCAACGACGTAGACGACGACATCGTGACGTTCTTCCGGGTTCTGAGGGATCAGCCTGAGGACTTGGTGCGGTTGTGTCGCCTAACGCCTTACGCCAAGGCTGAGTACGAGGAGGCGAAGCGGCCCGGGCCGTGGGAAGACCTGGAGCGGGCCCGCCGGTTCTGGTGCCGGGTCAACCAGTCGTTCGCCAAGACGGCCGCACTCTCGACGGGGTGGAGCATCACGACTGCCCGCACTCAGTCGGGAGCTGACTCCACACAGGGTCGGATCGACCGGTTCCTCCTTTGCGCCGAGAGGCTGAGTCACGTCGAGATTGAGCATTGCGACGCCGCCGACCTAGTGAAACGCCTCGCCACATCGGAAACCTGCATCTACGCCGATCCCCCCTATCTGGCATCCACCCGCGTCATGCGCCGGTCGGGAGCGAGCGACTATTCACACGACATGGCCGACGAAGAATCGCACGAACGCCTGGCCGACACGCTGCACGCCACCGAGGCGGCCGTGGTGCTCAGTGGCTACCCGTCACCCCTCTATGACAGCCTCTATGGCGATTGGTGGACCGTGGACATTCCGGTTCTGGTCCATTCGTCCAACGCAACCACGACGGCCCGAGCCGAGCGCATCGAGCGCCTATGGACGAACCGAGAGCCGAACCATGGACAGTTCGACTTCACGATGGGAGCCGTTTCGTGACCCCCTCCCCTGACCCCACCACTACACCGACACCCGACGGCTACCCCGGACTCCGAGTGCTCCCGATGGATGACGAGTCCATCGCCAGGCGCTTCCACGACACCTACGAGTCCGCCGCCGCTCGGTTCGGCTACGCCACCCGTCCCGAGTCAGCAGTGCCGTGGGAGGAGGTGCCCGAGAACAACCGGCTCCTCATGCAAGCCGTCGTTCAGACGGTTGTGCGCCCGATCATCGACACATACCAAGCCGCATGGGAATCGCACCGCAAGGGGCTACAGGCTGCCGCCGAAGAAATCGAATCGCAGCAAGCCACCATCGACACCTTCACCTCTGAACTGGCAGCAACGAAGGACGCGCTATACGAGGCGCGGTCGCTGAACCACACCACGACCAAAGCCTCGCTGCGGATGGACCTCCGCAGCGCCAACGAGGAACTGGCAGCAACGAGAGAGGAGCGGGACCGATTCAGGGACGCGCTTCTGGACGGCATCGAGGCGAGGCGTGCCGAAGAACTGGCCGACCGTCTCGACAAGGTAGAGCCGGTGGTGGAGGCAGCGACGAAGATGCCCGCCAGCAAGATCGCAGGAATGGTCAATGGCGACGTGGAGGCCGTGCGCTGGTTCTTCGACATGGCACAAGCCCTGTCTGCTCTCGACGCATCACAGAAGGAGGAGGGATGAGGTGCACGTTGCGCGATGTGGCGAAGCATCCGAGCGGCTTGGCGTCCTGGTGGATTGACCTGCCGATGCGCCGCCGGGCCTGGTGGTCCATGGCGCTCATGGAGCCGGGTACAGGGTGGCTCCGCTGGGGTCGAGACGATCGCTCGCGCATCTACTACGACCCGCCCGACATGGATCAGTGGACCGTGACGCCGCCGCTGCGCCGGGCGTGGGACCAGATCCATTGGGCGCTTCTCATCCCCCGGCTGATGATCCGGGAGCACCTGACGTGGGACGAAGCCGGACCGGCATGGGAATGCCTGCGAGCAGACCCCGAGCGAAAGAAGGACCTATGGCGATGACCCCTGACCCCACCCCTTCACCAGGACCAGGGGAACCGATCAGCGAGAAGCCGTGGCGGAACGACTGTTGGTGTCGGCATTACCGGAAGCCATGCGAGTACCACCAAGGCTACGAGGATGCCCTCGACGCCGCCGAAGCCGAGAACACCCACAGAGGGGGAACCGATGACTGAGCCGATCAGCGACGAGGACTTGGCGAAGTTCCGCGAGGTGCATCAGCGGACGGGCGATCCCGAGATGGGACCGGATCGGTGCATTGAGGGGCGGTGGGTGACCTGGCCGTGTGCATCTGTCGCCGTGCTCGCCCGCCTCGACGCCGCTGAGTCTCGGGCCAGGGATGCGGAAGGGGAACGGGAGCTCTACGACACCGCCGTCGCACAGGCCAACTACTGGGTCAGGGGCTACAAGGACGCGTTCGACAAGCTGGCGGAGGACGCCGAAGCCACCATCACCTCTCTACGGCTTCAAGTAGAGGAAGGGGAGCGGGAACGGGAGGAACTCGCCAAGGCGTCCCATCTGATCGACGTTTACGACCACTGCGACTGCACCTACGACTGCATCTGCGATGAGAACGGCCCGTGCGTCACCTGCGCCCTCGGCATTCGGTGGAGGTTCGCCTACTCGAAGGCCCTCGACGCCGCTGGCATCACTGACGACTCGTATATCGACGCTGCTGCTGCCCTGGCTCCCATAGAGGGGGACAAGTGAGAATCGTCCGCAAAGAGATGTTCGTGGCCATCGGCGGCGAGAACGGTCTCCGACTACCCGTAGTGAAGCAGGCAGAGTACGACGCCCTGGTGGCCCGACTCGTTGCTGCCGAAGCCGACAAGGGCGAGTGGGAGGCATCGGCCCGGAGGTGGGAAGCGTCTGCTATCGAGCGGCTTGAGCGAGCGGAGACGGCCGAGATGCACCTCTCCAGCGCCGAAACCCTCCTGACCGGCTGGCTCTACTCAGGAGCCTGGGAGGTCGACAGGCTCGACAAGCACACGAAGGACACCGAGGCGTGGCTGTCGGACAACGACAGCAGTGAGGGATTCGACCTTGGGGAGGGATCGTGACCGACGCGACGACCTTGAGGGTTCCGGGGAAGCTGTGGACGGTGAACGCTGAGCGCCGGATGCACTGGTCACGACGAGCGCGGCTCACCAAAGAGATGCGGGAGGCCGGCTGGGGAATCGCGCTGGCGTACAAAGCGCCACGACTGTCGAAAGCCCTGGTTACGGTGACACCTCACCAGTCGAAACGCGGACCGCTCGCGGACTCGCACGCCTTCTACCCGGCCGTGAAAGCCTGCGTTGATGGTCTCGTGGATGCACGGGTGATCCCAAACGACACCCAGGACTGCCTAGAGCTGGTAGTGAAGCCGAACGTGAGGGATGAGTGGGAGGGGTTGGAGGTAGAAATCCGTGGATGAAATCGCTGTCACTGTGGTTAGACGTGTGGATAACGTAGTGATCGACTACGTGCGTGTCTGCACCGAGTCCACGCTGGATGAGGTAATTGAGTGCGAGCACATGACCCCCGGCCACGTTGTAGACATCACGCTCACCCGAGACACGCAGGCAGTCAGTCTTCTCTAGACGGTCGGTGAAGCCACTGACGGAAGTCCTTCACCTCGCGAGTCTCAGCCTTCATACCCCAGTCGGTCGTACAACGCCTCAATGCGGTCGGCTTCCATCTGCTCGTAGTCCGGCTCGCGGATGCACCCACCTTCGCAGTCCTCGTCCTCGCACCACTCCTCATGGTCGGCTTCGTAGACATCGGGAGGTTCTTCCCAGCTCCGAGGCACGAAGTCATAGGGCACGTCGCTGAGTTTCACTGGTCCTCCGTTCCATGGCATGGGCAGTGCGCCTCATCCTCGGGGATCGGCTGGTGTTCCACTTCTCCGCAGTTCGGGCAGTTCACGACAGCCGGCCGGCAGCGTCCAGCTCGGCGGCGCAGGTCGGGCACAAGGTCAACCGCTCCCAGTGCGGGCTACCGTCCAACCGTGGCGAGTTGACCCCACGATCAGTGAGGGTGGCGTCGTCTTCGTGCTCACCACACATGGCGCAGTTCGGGCAGGCACTCACCAGGGCCGGCCGAACGTCACAGATGCGGCCGGCCCTGGAGAGCGTGATCTCGACCGGCTCACCGTCCTTGGTGCCGCCGTTGTTGAATCCGTAGACGAAACCGGAATCGGACGACGTGAGCGTATTCACCATCTCACCCTCTGCCGTCTCGAATACCACCCTGTAGCGCGGGTTGCCGTAGATCGTGTTGTTGAGACGCTCTCGGCGGATGATGGTTGCTCGCACCTTGCTCGTGGTCATGTCGTGAACCTCCCAGTTCATCCCCGTAGGCAATCTGCCATCGGCTACCGCCACCCGCCGAAGCGGGGAGCGGTGGTCGACGTCAGTTGCCAGCGGCGCGGTAGTCCAGCTCAGCGGCCCACGCTTCGGGGTAGCCGTGCTGGCACGTGGTGGCGTCCATGCCGCAGAACATCAGCGGCGCCAGGTCGTCCGCCGTGTTGTGGTCGGGGTCCATGTGGGCGTGGTCGTGACCGTCGACCCACGCCTGCCGCTGGTAGTCGTAGTGGCACCCCGCCTCCAGCTCGCCGCGGTCGTCCCATTCTGCGGTGAGGATGTCGGTGTAGCCCTGCGGTAGTGCCATCATGTCGAACCTCCCAGGTTCGTTCCGTAGTTAGGAGTAGTGAAGCACAGAAGTACGTCTCTGTCAACGCTCATTGCCAACAACCCGCTTACCGGGGAAAGTTGACCACGCGGTCAAGAACTCAGATGAGACGTGCAATCCTTCGGTTGCACTGCCGGCAGTGGTCTGCACTCTCGGTGCGTGTGGTCAGCGGACGATGAGCGGACGTGACGGTGGCGTGTCCTGACGGGATGGGATGGGGGGTGGCTACTTACAAGTAAACTCCCTGGTCAGAGGGGGTGCGCACCCCACGCCGCACCATGATTCTCGGTCTCCGTTTGGCCCTTCGCAGAGAGAGATAAGCGGTGGAGCTTCCACACCTTCGATCCGTTTTCCCTGCTCAAGCCTCAAAAATCGCAGCTACTGAAAAAATCTCGTGCCTCTCTCTGAGGACAACCCAACCCGCTTTTGGTTGGGGCGTCAGTCCAACTGAGCGAAGCGAAGGCGGAAGGCCTTGCGGGGATGGGGAACGATGACGCGACAGTGGAGCTAGAACCCCAGGTCGGATTCTAGAAAACCAGCTGCCTTCGTATCCGTAACCTCGGGTGATCAGGGATACTCTCCCGTCTCCTTCTCCCTGATACCGGTCTCGCTCACAAGGTCCGCACCTCTGCGGAGGGATGGCCTGGGAAGGACGACGCCATTGGCTTGGCCACAACACCCCTGTTACACCCATGTCTGGTTGAGCGACTTGTTCTAGTCGACAGCTCGGCGGGAGATTTTGAGATAGTCGGGCCAGGGGCTTACCGATCCCTGGACTTCAAGAGGCATTCGAGATGAACCCAGCCTCTTCCTAGCGTCGGAGATACCCGATCTCCTGGTGAGATGGTGGTACCGCAGGGCCTACAGAGGCTGCGGTACCGAGCGACGTACTGCCGGCTGTTCCCCATCACCTCTTGCTTTTCAGCCAGGGAAAGACCCGGTGAGTGGGCATCACTGTGATTTGACTTGCGCTTAGCAGGAGTCCCGATAGGGAACTCCAAGTGCTCTACGTCGATTGGAAGTTTCACTTCCGACCCTGAAAGGTGTACTTCATCTGGTATCGCTTTCTCTTGACTCAGATGTGGAGCCTGTTGAGAGTTTTCTCCATCCAACACCCGACTGTTCGATATGTCAATACCCCCTATTGACAAGGCACCTTGCCATCAGTCATAATGAACCTGGTTCTGTGGAAGAACCTGAAGTTGAGAGTTCGACCCCCACACCTGCTGACTGGTATCGCCGGGTGTGGGGGTCCTCTCATGTCTGGACAAGGTTTGGTACGATCCGGTCATGTCTGACACCTTCGGTGCGCTCTACATCAGCGGTCAACAGACCGGGCTGCCGAGCGGTGGGCAGCAGGGCATCGGACCGTTCGCCATCCCCGCCAGTGGGGTGCAGGACACGCAGACCGTCATCGTGAACACCACGGCGACCATCCCGGTCCCCTCGGGGGCACAGGGGGTGCTGCTCGTCCCGCCGGTCGCAGGAGATGTGGCGTGGAGTTTCCGGACCATCAACGGAGACACCGGCACCTACCTGAACCAGAGCCTCCCGAGCTTCATCGACTTCGATCCTGACAACTACCCATCCAACATCCACCTGAACTCCGCGTCTAGCGTGGCGATCACCGTTCAGTTCATCTAGGAGAGACATGTCCGACACCTCTGATCCCTCGACCACCCCCACCCCTCCGGTGGACCCTACCGATGCGGTACAGACGGAACCTGTCCAGACCGAGCCTGTGCCGGACCCTGCATCTTCGTCTTCCCCCGCCGAGTCCCCCACCCCCGATTCCTCGGTGCCCGTTGCCAGTTCCGAGCCGGTCGACGCACCGGCCCCTGATCCGTCCGTACCTCCTCCGGATAGCCCGATCCTTCCGGTTGAAGGAGTCTCTGACTCGCCGGCTCCCGTCCAAGAGACCACTCCGGAGGTCGTACCGGACCCCGTTCCTGCCCCGTCTCCCACCCCGACCGTTGTCGACGGCCCGCTGCAACAGCAGACCTTCCACGACACCCGTGAGATCGAAGCCGCCCAGCGCGCCGGCCTGACGAGTCCCCGCGGGCTTCCGCTGAACGACTACGCGCTGGACCAGGTACGCCGGCTGTCGGTGGCTGTCGGAGCCATCGAAGACTGGGCCAAGGAACTTCGCAAGGCAATCGACAACATCATCACGTCGTAACAACGGAGCGGGGTGGAGCAGTCTGGTAGCTTGTCGGGCTCATAACCCGAAGGTCGGAGGTTCAAATCCTCCCCCCGCCACTTGACAAGGTTCCTTGCTTCGTGCAAGGATTCTTGCATGGACCTCGGAGACATCGGAACCGAAATTGCCACCCTCGATGAGGAGAACGGCAAGCGGTTTGCTGACCTCGCCGCCGGGCGATACGGACCTCCCGTCCAGCTCCAACCCGGAACCTTCGAGTTGCTGAAGCTCACCGTCTACGTGGAGCGCATCCTTGAGCACCTGGGCTCGGACCTACTGGATCAGGCCAAGTTGGACTTCGCCAACCACGTCTCCGAAGCCCTTGACAAGTTGGAAGAGGCATCCCGCCGGGCGAAGTTCACCCAAGGACTGAACGGGAACCGTGGCTGAACTTATCGCCCTCACCGACTACCTGGATGAGATCGACAAGCTCTCCCGAGGTCGTGCTATCTACGACCAACTGGTGATCGACGCCATTCAGAAAGCACGTGACTTCGGTGTGTCCTGGTACCAGATTGCAGAGGCGCTCGGAGTGACGCGACAGGCCGCGCAGCAGCGGTACGGAAAGCACATGAGAGATGGCTGATGACCGCCTTGGATTCGATCCTCGTGCTCTTCCTCGTCGTGATGACGATGGCAACCTGGTATTCCCTGTACCTGCTTCGGAGCCGTTCGTTGAGCCCACCTTCCCCGACTCCTACTTCGATGCCCGAGAAGCCTTCGGAGGCGCTGATCGAGAAGATGATGGAGATGATGAGGACGGAGAGGTCGGAGGACCGGAGGCTGATGGAGACGCTGGTCCTGGGGAGGGAGGTGACCAGCGAACCATCCACGATGTCTTCGCTGACACTGCCGATGGAGTTCGACTACGACTCGACGCCCCTACCGCCTGGGATCGAAGCAGTGATGTCACGAGAGGCGGAGGAGGACTTGCTGGAAGCTGGGAGGAGGGAGCGCGACGCTTTGCTGGCGAAGAGACAGGAGCTGGAGGCGGAAGTCCTGAGTCGGATGGCCCAAGACCAATCGGAGACTTCCTCACCCGGACCGTGGTTGGCGACGGAGGACGAATCCGGGCTCCCGACGTAACCTTGGAGTGTGTCCCCAACTCGGTCTCCGGATTGAAAGGCGGGAACGTGTCGGTCAACTTCCACGTCAAGTTCGAGTTGGCCGACGAAGCCTTCAAGGTACACCGCCTCCAAGGGAAGTCGGTCATCATCGACATCTACGAAATCGAGGAGGACTGATGGGAACAGCGATTGTCATTGTCGTGGGTCTCTGGTGGATCGCAACCGTGTGGGGTGAGATTCCGACCGACCGTCACGGAAGGCCGGACCGGTGACCGCTGATGAGTTCAAGACACTGGTGGAGCGGATGCTCACAGAGGGAGTTCCGCCGGCAGTGGTTGCGCGCATCGTCAACATGGATGTCGACCTCATCAAAGAGGCGCAGAAGGAAGTCCGGGTCAAGCGGTACGGGACCGACGACCTCAACGACTACTTGGAGCAGATGCAGTGGCGGACCATCGAAGAGGCGATGACCTCGCTTGCGACAGGAAGCTCGACCGACAAGGCGCGAGTCATGTCGACTGTTCTCGGCAAGCAGATGACCGCCGCCACCAAACGGATGCCTGAGGGTCAGCGTGACGCGGGAGCGAAGATTCAAGAGCTGATGGCGTCGATGCGAGGGGATGATGGGTAGGCCGCAACTCGATCTCTGGCCGTGGCTTGAGCAGTTGACCCTGAAACCGAAGAACGCCCGGCCGATCAAGTTCGACCGCAACTCCCCCTTCGCCTGGGCGCAGCGACAGTTCGTCGCGGAGGTGGAGCGTCAGTACAACGCGGGACTGCCGGTGAGGATCATCGTGCTCAAGGGTCGACAGATCGGCATTTCCACCGTCACCGAGGCGATCCTGTTCCTGTGGTGCTTCCTCCACCCCGGCACCAACGCAGTGGTGATGAGCAAGGACGACGACTCTTCCAACTACCTGTTCGGGATGAGCAAGAGGTTTTGGGAGACCAGCCCATTCAACGGGCCGTGGACGACGAAGTACAACCGCATCGGCTACTTGGAGTGGGAGATGTCCCCGCTCAACTCCACCTTCACCACCGTCACTGCCGGATCGGACAACCCCGGACGAGGCATGACCATCCAGGCCGCGCATCTTTCGGAGTGTGCGTTTTGGGAGGACGCTGACAACGTGGCCGGTGACCTGGGCGAAGCCATCCCCGACAACCACGGAACGATCATGGTGCTGGAATCCACCGCCCAAGGTGTCGGTGGATACTTCCACGACGAGTGGGCGAAAGCCCAGGACGCCACCGGGGAGAAGTCTCCCTTTCACCCGTTCTTCTTCGAGTGGTGGAAGCACGAAGAGTACGAGGTCACAACCACCCACCTGAAGTACGGCGATCTTGACGAGGAAGAGAAGGAGTTGCTCGACACCTATCCGGCCATGACCATTCCGAAACTGGCGTGGAGACGGAGGAAGATCGCGACCTACCAGAATCCGGAGACGTTCAAGGAGGAGTACCCCAACTCCATGGAGGAAGCTTTTTTGTCGACCGGATCGAACGTCTTTCCTCTCGCCAAGTTGGCGCAGATGTACGAACCAGACGTGGTGTACGAGCAGGGGTTTCTCTTCAACGACAACGGGAAACTTCAGTTCCAACCCGACGACGACGGCCACTTGTTCATCTACAGGCAACCCGATCCGCGGAGGCGCAGACGGTACGTGGTGTCTTGTGACCCGACGTGGACGGTGGAGGGAGACCCCGCCTGTATCCAAGTCATCGACCGGGCCTCCATGGAGCAGGTGGCCGTGTGGCACGGAGCCGCCGACCCGAAGACCATCGGTGAGATCAGCCTTGCCATCGCTCTCTACTACGGACCCGAGGCCATCTTGAACACCGAGATTCAAGGGGGAGGGAAGGTCGTCCTCGCCGTGTGGAGAGAGGCCAACTACCAGCACATTTGGATGGACCGACGCCCCGACCGCCCCAAGGTGATGATGCAAGCCTTCGGATGGAACTCCACCTATGAGACCAAAAAGCAGATGCTCGGGACCATGCAAGGGATCATCCACCGTCAGCAGGCGTTGATCCACCACCCCGCCACCTACTACGAGATGACCCGGTACGTCACCAACGAGGACGGCACCTACGGGCCTTCGCGGAGGTCCGGGCACGACGACACCGTGATTTCCCTAGGGATCGGGTGGATGACGGTCGTCACCGAAGGCCAGTCGTTGGACTACGCCGCCCTCGGGGCGAGTCCCCAGCCGTACATCCCCGGTATCTCCCGACCTCAGATTCCCAACATGGGGTCAACTCCAACCCTGCTCGGAGCAGGTAGGTTTGGGGAACCGATGGACAGCGACGCCATGATCGGAATAGAGGAAACGTACTGATGAAGTGGTTTGCCTACCATTGCCCCTCCTGTGGTGACTTCGACGTGGACGGGATCGCGCAGGACACGATCTCGTGTCGGTGCGGACGGACGGCCAAGCGGAAGTATGCCGTCAGCTTCATGGGTTCGTCCCTCAAGTCCCAGGCGCGGTGGGACCCGGTAGTTGGGGAGTACGTGGAGAACGACCGACAGTTCCGCTCCCTGCTCCGAAAGGGACAGGAAGAGCAGAGTGAGAAGCTGAACATGGACGTGAAGCTCGCCCTGGTCGACTCGCGGGACACCGAAGCACTGGCCGAACTGCACGGTCATTCAGTCGAAGAGAGGCTTGAGGTCAAGGCCAGGACCGATTTCGTGGAGAACGCATGACACTGATCCAGGTCGAGCCGCCGCCGAACTACGACGAGCAGGAGTTCATCTCGCGTCTCCGTGACGTCTACAGCCAGGCCAAAGAGACCAAAGGCTCAATGCTGAGCGAGTGGAAGCGGAACTACCGGATCACCATGAACCGCGCCGCTCCTGCGGTAGCCGCGGCTCCCGGTACTCGGGCCAACGAAGTATTCCCGACCATCGACTCGCGTATCGGGTGGATGACCGACCAGGAGATTCAGTTCTCCATCACTCCCGCGTGCGACCCGTTCTCCATGTACTCGATGGTCTCCGACACTCTCGGGGAGCAGTTGGAGTCGATCCTGAACTCCACCATGAAGTCGGAGGGCTGGGACGGCGAAATCCAGAAGATGCTGTGGGACGCCGCCATGTTCGGGGCCGGCTTCCTGAAATGCGTGTGGGACGCGGGGCTGTCGGACGGGCTGGGGAACGTCGCCCTCAAGTCCACGTCGCCCTGGTGTCTCTACGTCGACCCCTACGCCACCGATCTGGACGACGCCCAGTACATCATCGAAGTCCACACCATGTCTCCCTCGGAGATCGAACGGCGCTACCCGGACACCACCGCGCAGATGCTGCACGACTCTGCGGTCACCGGAGACACCGACCGTGACCACCTCCCCCCCAACCAGGTTTCCAACCGGCAGAAGAACGCCGGGGTTCTCATCCCCATCGACGCTGGTCAGGGAGCGACGACCTGGGGGGCTCCGGGCGGGGCGAAGAAGCACACCTCTTCTCGGCAGGAAGGCGTGAACGTCTACGAGTTCTGGCTTCGGGAGAACTACGAAGAAGAGATCGAACCCGGCGACCCGACCCTTGGAGACGAGCCGCGCAAGGTCATCATCGACCAATGGAGGGTCGTGGTGATGTCCGGTAACCGGATTCTTCTGGACGAGTTGGCGGAAAACCTCTTCCACACCAACCGCCACCCCTACGTGCGCTACGTGGATGTGGAGACCGGCGAGTTTTGGGGCTCCCCGATCCTTCGGGATTTGGCCCCCTGCCAGCAAGCCATGAACACCCTCCTGGCGATGGGGCAGAACAACATCATCTACACCGGCAACCCCGTAGTGATCGGAGTCAAAGGTTCCGGTGCCGACCGGTCGACCTGGACCAACAAGCCGGGACAGATATACGACGTGAACGGCGGACCGGGGCAGGGGGACAACAAGCCGCAATGGTTGAATCCCCCTCAGCTCCCGAGTGCCCTGATGCAGTTCGTCCAGTTCTGGCGGGAGGAGATGGAACGGATTGCCGGACTGTCCGCCACCAACCGCGGGGAAGTGCCGTCTGGCCGTGCCACCGACAAGCAGGTCTCCGCGGGGCAAGAGGCGGGGTTCATCCGCATCCGCTCCGCCATCCGGAACTTGGAACGCACACTCCGGAAGGCCGGCGAGCTTCTGACCAACCTGGTCATCATCAACTACGACACCCCGCGCTTCGTGGCGATTGTGGGGGACGAAGGGGAGATGAGTTCGATTCGCCTGGCCGCTCAGCACTTCTACTCCCCGACCGAGGATCACACCGGGAAGGTCACCTTCGCCCCCCTCCGGTTCACGATGATGGTCAACGCCGGATCGTCCAAGCCCACTTCCCGTGCTGCCCGCATTCAGGAAGCCAACATCTTGAAGCAGATGAACGTGGTGGACGATCAATACGTGCTTCAGGCGTACCGGGTCTCCCACTGGAAAGCGGTCATGCAGCGCAAGCAGCAGCAGGAACAGATGCAGCTCCAACTCGCCCAGGCCCAGGCCGCGGCAGGGATTGCTCAGAAGTCCGGGGGCAAACGACCCCCATCCCAGGCACCCAAGCCCGGCGGGTAGTAACATTCGATCCATGAAGGAAGCCCGACCGCACACGTCCAACATGTCTCCCGAGATGAGCACCAAGAACCGGGGGTCGATCCTTCCGGCCGAGCGTGCCCGACTCGACACCGATGAGGGGGGGCTGTACTCCCGCAACGCCTTCGAGGAGCCGGACGACTACCACTCCAACTCGGGTCCCGACTCCGTACTCCACTAGGTGCTACCGTTCCCATGAACAGAGCGAAGGAGAACTAGACGGTGCCTCTCAAGCGAGGGTCTTCCAAGAAGGTGGTCAGCAACAACATCGCAGAGATGCGGAAGGCCGGACACCCTGAGAAGCAAGCCGTCGCTGCGTCGCTGTCCAACGCTCGGAAGTCGAAGCGGGGCAAGCGCACCGCCAAACGTTCTACCAGACGTGGAGGGAGGTGAAACATGGAGAAGAACCTCACTGAGGCCCGTGACCGGAAGGGTCACCGCGGTGGCCGCAAGCACGGGCGCAAGGGGCGGTGAGCCTCAGGGCGCTTCCGTAGCGCCCGCCGTGCAGCAGTAGTACCGGGGGGCGGGACGTACCGGATGATCGTCCCGCCCCCCATCACCAACAAGGAGAAGTCATGGCAGACCAGAATCAAGTTCGACCCAACTACGGGGGCATGCCGAAGGGCAAGGCCAACATCATGCGACAGGGCCAGACGGAGACCGAGGCGTGGGGACAGGACCCCGCTGCCAAGGGTGAAATCCCCGCGGTCAAGGACTACCCCTCGCGCTGATGCCGGCAACCAAGGGGAGCGGTGCTCCCTCTTCCGTAGCCGAAGGAATGAACGGGATCGTGCAAGCGATCTCCGCGACGATGACGGCCCCCGACGCGGGGCCGCATCTCAAGTTCCTGCAAGGTCTCTTGCAGGCCACGGTGGGGCAGTTGCAGCAGGGCAACGCCCCGAAGCCGCAGGGTCAGCCGGGACAGCCCCCCGGCCCCGGCGGGACGAACATCAACCAACTCATGGGTGGCCAACCGCAGCCGCCTTCCGCTGGACCGCAGGGTGGACCGACCCAAACCGGAGCGTCCGCCGACGACATCCGCCGCATGGTCGGCGCTAACGCAGGGACGCCCGGATAATGGCAAGTATCAGAGAACTCTTCGCAGACCCCGAACTCAATGAGGAGGGCGGGGAAGAGCAGATCGACCTGAACAAGGTGCTCGATGAAGTCACCAACGTACTGAACGATCGGACTCCGCCGCCTGAGCGTGAGTCAAGTACCCCGGAGGACGAGGCACCGTCCGATCCTGACCAGTCGGCCGCCGCCGACGAGGAGGGAGATGGGGAGGAGGAGGAGGAACCGGAGGCACCGGAGTCGGTCCCCGCTGCCTCGGTTCCTCCCTCCGATCCACTGGCAGAACTCCCCCCTGAGCGACGGGCCGCACTTCTGGCGCTCGATCAGACCCTCATGTCCGACGAGTCCAAGCGGGCAGAGGTGTTCCGGATTCTTTCGGGCGAGCCCAGGGTGCAAGCTCCCCCCCCGCCGACTCTTCCTGAGCACATCGACCCCGACTCGTTCGAGGCGACTATCTGGAAAGAGCAGCAGGCCACCAACGCTCGGATCGCGGAGATTTCCGAGCACACCCGCCTACAGCAGGAGGCGTTCGAGAAGCAGCGGGCCAACGCCGCAGCGATGGAGGCCGGAAACCGGTTCGCACAGAAGTACGCCGGCAAGCTGGACCAGAACGACATTCTGGAAATCGCCAAGTACGCGGGTACCACCGGTATCGCCGGAACCTTCACCGCCACCAAGGAAGGACGGGAGAACCCGACCGAAGCCTTGGAGCGGGCGTTGGAGCACACCCTGTGGACCAACGAGTCCTTCCGAGCCAAAATCCTGGGGACTGACGGGCCGACCACGCCCCCCGGAGAGCAGCCAGCCGCGCAGGAAAGGAAGCGCAAGCTGACCGCTGTCAGTTCCTCAGCATCCCCCGTGACCGGATCGTCCTCGACGCGATCCCCCTTGGAGAACGATTCCAATGGTAGGTTGCAGGAGAAGTCGAGGATGCAAGTTGTCCAAGACCTTGCTACGGGACTAGCGAGAGAATCGAGAGCAGGATAATCAATGGTCACTCCCACCGGTGTCGACACCATCACGTCGATTTCTCGACGCATCCTCCGAGAGGAGGCCACCGATGTGTACTACCTCGGGTCACCGTTCACGGAGCGACTGTTCCGCCAGAACCGGGTGAAGCGTCGGGGCGGACTCCACATCGAGTCGCGGTTCATCTACCAGCCGTGGGCAACCGGTGGAGCGTTCTACGGTCCTGAGGTTCTGAACGTCGAGCCCTCCGATACCGAGATTTCCGGTGCGTGGGACTGGAAGGAGTACTACACCAACGTGACGCTGGACCAGCGTTCGTTGATCCGTGCGGACTCCGAGTACGCCGTCGCCAACTACGTGGTGGAGCAGTGCGAACTCGCCAAGATGGACCTGCGGGACAAGATTGCCTACGGCATCTGGTCGGACGGTTCCAACTACAAGGCCATCGACGGCATCTACGAGATCGTGGACACTGGCACCTACGCCCCCACCTACGCCGGACTGTCCCGTTCGGCGTACCCGTTCCTGAAGGCGCAGGTCGACTCGACCACCACCACCCTGGGCCTGGCGTCCATGAACAGCCTGTGGGACCTCTGCACCAAGGGTGCGAGGGCTCCGAGCGTCACCGTCTCCACCCGCGCCAACCTGACCCGGTTCGAGAACCTGCTTCAGGCCCAGGTGCAGTACACCCAGCCCACCACCGCCGTCGACCAGACGTTCGCCAGCGGTGGCTTCTCCGGTGGGTGGTACCGCAACCAGCCGTGGATCGTGGACGAGCACATCAACCCGACCGGCACCGAGGGAGTCCTGTTCTTCCTGAACGAGTCGTACTTCGAGCTGGTCATCAACCAGAACGGCGACTTCGAGGTGGGCGACTTCCAGCAGCCGACCAACCAGTTCGTCATCACGTCCCTCACCTACGTGGCGCTCAACCTGCTCTGCCTGAACCCCCAGGTGCAGGGCAAGTTCACGGCGTTGACGGCCTGATCGGAACCAAGGAGCCACCATGCCGCTGACCAATAGCTACAACGTCGCAGCTCAGAACAACGAGCAGCCCGAATACCAGGTTCTGTGGGAGCCCATCGCCGTGGACCCTGCGTCCGCGGCGTCGGTCACCTTCCCCACCGCCGCAGGAGCGGGCGCGTGGGTACCGGGTGCCATCCTGTCCTACAACACCGCTGGCGTCGGTGCCTACCCCCCGCTGGGGTACGGCGCAGCCGCCAACCAGGGCGGTGACTCGGGCAACTCGGGCAACCCCACCTTCCCGAACAACTGGACGGTCCAGTACGTCGATCTGGCCCCGGTGAGCACGACTACCTACCTGGCGGGTGTGTTCCTCGGAGGCCCGTCGCTTGGCGCTCCGTTGCCGGTGGTTCCCAACACCATCCCCGGCGGTCCCGCTTTCTCGGCCATGGTCGGCAAGCGGGGCATCGCCCAGGTGTTGGTGGACAACTCCACCACCATCGGGCACACCCTGAACGGCTCATCCACCTCCGGTCACACCGGTCAGGCGTCGGACACCGGAGGTTCGACGTGGACCTTCGGCACCACCATCGGCATCGTGCTTCAGGCAGTCACCGTTTCGGCCGGCCCGGTGCTGTGCTGGGCTGCCGTCAACTTCCCGCACTGAGAGGTAGGACATGGGCTCGGGACTTCCCTTCGCCACACCAGTCGCCACGGACGAACTGTGGAAGAACATCCTGTTCGACCTGGGCGTACCCATCGGCGCTAGTCCGACCGAAGTGCACGGGATTCTCCTAGGTCTCGACAACGGTCTGTTCGCCAAAAACCTGGGCATCTACGGCAACGGCTCGGACGGGGTGTGCAACTTCATCTCCACGGGTTCGGCCACCGTGGC